CGTCTGAACTCGTAAACGAGCGTCTGGTACTCCAGATATTTAAACTCCAATGTTGAGTGGCACTCCTAAGAGATTTCCAACATCAGAATGGGCCGCTGAAGACGGTTTGCATCCCTGTTTTGACTAACGATCCACCCGCCGGTGAAAAGCTTTCCCTAGATTCTCTCGTCTGCTGTTGCATAGCTGAGACTTACATCATTAATTATTTAATGTGGTTCAACGCCGTCTGCATCCGGTTGGCTGGCCAAGCCAAAGAGCCTGCATAGCTCCACGCTTCATCCAAGATACCACACCATCAAAGAGAAATCCAAGATTTTATTATTTTATTATGTTTTTGTGTTTTCGCACAGGACTTGCACTCGCAGTCAACCCTTCCAGAGGAAGTACAAGGCCTAATGACTGTTTTTCCTAATTTTTATTAAACTGGTGTAAAAGTAATGTTTGATCCGCGACTGTTATACGTGGTGGAACCAAATACGTTCTTGACATAAAAGGCTCCGGCAGCCCCAGAACTATGAACGACCAGTGAAATGCTGGAAGATTCATATGCGGTGAGCAGAGGTATTTGAATATAAGGTGAATTCTCATAATAAACCTCAGCCTGCCGTGTGCTGGTGTTACTATACAAAGTGATGTTGACAAGCCAATTGCCAGGAGGTAATGTATAGAACCAATTTGCATCCGCCGTTATGGAGTATTGATCAACAATAGGACTCCGGAAGGGGACATTAGCGTCCTCTGCCACAGTCTCTGTAGCTCCATCAGTGCGCATCATAAAGAAACTTGTAGTACTATTTGTAATAGAAGAAACCTGGGTGTTCTTGTATTGAAAACTGACGTCATACTCAACCTCAAGATAGCCCTGAGATGTAGAATCCAAGCAACCTTCAGCTCCAACATAAACACGGCCAATATCATAAGTTTTCATATCGCCAGGCACAACACCTGAACGCATGAAGAGTTCAAGCCTCTTCAGGGGAATGTCAATCTCAAAGTTATCCCAGACCGCTCCGTCATTATACACACCTAACTGTGTCATAGCCGTGGCAGTAACTGGGAAAGCATCAAGAGTGTCATAATCGAAACCAAGAATGATATTACCAGGGTAGGTAGCTCCCTTCAAAGTTCTGTACGAAAACTTCAAAGAGTGAAAAGTATATTTCTCATATTGGCTAGCCTGAGCAGCTAACCAAGGAAAGCATCTGCTTAGCCCGGGATTAACCGGGCTAGAGAAAGGTACTCCAAAAGTGGTAGCACCAGTGATGGTAGCTACTCTTTCACGCTGTCTAACTCTGGTCGACATTTGGGCACTAGGATAAGACAAACTAGTGGCCAATGGGGCCATTTTAAGCTGGGATGAATTTAACCTGATCCGTCCGTTAGATTTAACATCACTCACAAGATTCTTCTTACCAGAATTGTTTTTGTTTTTATTCTTATTATTAGTCATGGTTGATTGCTATTTGTATGGGATACCGCATAACTACGGGACTGTACATTGTCCGGTACAGTAAGTATACTGCCTATCCGTGCAGTCTCTTGGCATTTAAATTACATTAAGTATATTATTTAGCACGGAAATATTAAGCCTTTCAGCACCGTTTTGGATAGTAAACCGGATAACCCCATGTTGCTAATCTTCTTGGTGTTGCCAATCATACAACCAATGATCGACATCAAAACCACTCCCGGCACAGCCGTTATCCATGAGATTAAAATCCCACTTCTTAAGAAGAGCCTCACAATGCAACTGTTCCGATACTGACATGCCCCAAGCAACGCTAAAATCCTCTCGCGCCTTGGCACTCACTGGTCGGGTCTCAAACTCAATCCAGTCGGATGGCAAATCCCTACGTAACCTATAATCACACCACCCTGCTCGCAACAAGCCACCGTCCCGTTTTCCCCGGTTGCTCATATGGGCATCTGCAATTCTTCGTAAGGCTACGAGGTATTCTTGTAATACTGGTACTCCTCGATTTAGGGAAAGCTCTGCTTGGGCAATAGTCTTAAGTAATTTAGGCCGCAAACCAACCAACGAGAATTTAGGATTGATTGTTGTTTTCGACAAAATCTTACTTGGATCTCGGACTAAAGTCCACCTTCCATCGATGAAACATGGTTTCCCTTGACAAAAATTAATTGACCGGAATTCAGTAGTTCGGTTCTCTATCTTCATGGTCATACCAAACTCTCTGAAGAAATCAACAACCTGGTTATCTGTTACCCTTGGACCTTGATAAAAGAATACTGAATCATCACCGTCACATAAAAAGTCAAAATTGGCTCCTAACCAGATTCCAAAAGCGGAGAGCATGCATGACATCAACACACAGTTACCAGCTGCTGTGTTAGCATCACCGCTCATCCTGCCCCCTAGCACGGAATATCGAATGCGACCTTGTTTGGTATAGGCTGATCCCTTGTTATGAATTTGGTAAGACAAAAGTCTAGCAAACTCTGGATCATTATTACACCTTGTCCAAAACAAGTGTTCAATCTCAAGCAACTCTTTGGAGACATGGGCATCAAATCGTGATGCATCCAGCTCAAGAACCTCACAGCCAGGTAAGGAATTGAACTTCTCCAACATGCTTGCGGCCCTTTGATCAGGGCGCATATTCTTAGCAATGAATCTAGTCGTGGGAAATCCATGCCCGCCACGCGCATGGTACAAATGATGCTCAATTGGTTTAAAATAGCTGGCAGCCAGCAGGGTATAGACAGGTGCTCGGAACTGAATGGCTCGGCAACTAGGATTCACCTTCTGTGTACTATACTTAATACCCTCCAATTTAACAAACATTGTTGTGCGTGCGTGTCTAGCATTAACACCACCGCGTAAATAGTCAGCATGAGCCTTAAGGTACCTGGCTCTGCGTTTACCATGAAAACCTTGTATTACGCTTTCCAAGGTTGAGTGAGAGTGAACACCCACCACCCGCGAGAGCTCAATGGCTCGCTCTCGGAGTCGTTCAATGCCACCACGGCTTGCATAAGGGATACAAGCCCCTACCCTATTCTCCAAAGCATTAATGTGGTTGCAAGCACATCCCTCATGGAAAAACCAATCAGACTTACTTTGGAAAATAGGAGGACGAGGAAGATGGGCGATCTTCGTCGTGGTGCCCAGACAACCGTAGTTCCCTTCGTACTCTAAAGTTAGACGTTTCTTTCGAGAAGAGCACTGGCATCCTAAGCGGTGCTCCCTCTTTCCAGAACCTCTAGTGCAAACAGCACGACGGGTGACCACGGTGGCCTATTGGGAGGGGAGAGGTAGATTAAGACCGAGTGTGCTACGAAGTTTCCACTCAAGTCTTAATCTAAACTGACGTATGCTACCCGTGATAGTCATAGGGTCAGTGTGAGCCATCCATTCTGAAACCCAGGTCCCGGCCCTGGTGAGTCTATAGCGTTGAACAAATTCCCCACATTTAGCCTCATTGATAGACCAAATAATGGCATCATTGAGTCTTTGGGAAGATATAACAGGGGGAAGATGTTCAAACACCTCAGGCTCTCCTTTCAAGGAAATCAATTTCTTGGAAGGCCCAAAATGAACAGATGGATGATACTCACCGTTAATAGTGCAACCCTCAAGCTTGACAACAGCTTTCAGTCGCATTTGGCAATCACGTAAAACTTCATTACTGCGATTGGCACTAATTAACAATGCTTCAGCTTCACCAACTAAGGAACACTGCAAAATAGGTTCAGGATAATTTATCTTCCTCCCTTTACCTCGTGTTCCCCGTCTCTTTGAAGAGATAACGGCATCAACGTCATCTAAGTTTAGTTCGCTGTCTTCAGAAAATCCAGATAAGTCGGCGGGAGCCACCCACCACTTATACAAACCGTAGGCGGCCAAACCCACGGTAGCTATTGCAACAATTTTACGACGAACCGACATTTTAGCAACTACTTATAATCCA